AGAGGTCACATTGATGGGGTTATATGTGGTGGTCCGTTGCATATGACATACCCTATGTTGTGGGAGTGCAAGTCTGCTAATGAGAAGAAGTTTAATGAATTTGTTCGTAAAGGTGTAGCGGAAGCCAACCCAGTGTACGCAGCACAGATTGCAATCTATCAAGCCTACATGGATCTATCGGAAAACCCTTGTGTATTCACAGTGTTAAACAAAAACACAAGCGAGATATACATTGAGATGGTTCCGTTCAATGGTGAGCTTGCACAAGCTACCAGTGATAAAGCAGTACAAATCCTGAAAGCTACAGAAGCTAACGATATGCTGCCGCGTGTTGCACAGAATGATGATTATTTTATTTGCAAGTGGTGCGAGTTCCGCAAGACTTGCTGGCAAAAAGAAGGGGCGGTATGAGCCGCCCCTAGTTGAAAACAATGCTTGGTAAGGATCAATATAATGAGTGTGGTAAGGTTTGGCAATACTACATCTGGTAGTAATGACATAGTTGAGGAGATTTCTCGCAAAGTCCCCAAAGGCGAACAAATTCGGATTTTGCAGGATACATTCCCTGCTGGGCGTGTTCACGGCAAAACATTTTACATCGGTTCACTGCTTGGTGATCCGGGGCAATCGTTAAAAATTAACATTGATCCTGCCTCGCAGCACTTCATGCAGGGGCAGGATTTCAACGGTGGTGTTGGTATCGGGGGTATCGTCAAGATACTGATGGAAGCGCGTAGTATGAAGCTCCCAGAAATAAAGGAGATGTTTTCTAGCTACCTTGACGGCACTGGGCCGCAAATTGTTCGGGATAACGCGCCGATAGAAAACCCTATCAGGCCGCAGTACAATTCAAATAGCCCGTATGATGCTGAGTATGTATATACCAATGCTGATGGCGAGGTGCTGGTTTCCGTTAGGCGGTATAACGTCAAGGACATTGCTGGCAACCCTATGCTCAACACAAAGGGCAAGCCAAAGAAAGAGTTCAGGCCATTTGTCGAAGGCTCTCCATACTCCAAGTTTCCAGACATACGCCCGTTATATAACATTCCGAATGTATTGGCATCTGATCGTGTTATATGGGTCGAAGGCGAGAAGTGTGCTGATGCTCTAAACCATGCTGGATATACAGCTACCTGCACGATTGGCGGGGCTGGTGCGCTAACAAAGAAGACTGCTCACCAGTTTGACTTTTCTCCGTTACAGAACAAAGAGCTTATCTTATGGCCTGATAATGATCCTGCTGGTAAAAAGCTGGCTGATCTTATCCAGGACTTTGCTTTGGCTGCTGGTGTTAAGTCGGTCACAATGCTTACGCCGCCAATGGGCAAGCCCGAAGGGTGGGATGCTTCAGATGCTTTGTCTGAGGGCTACAACATTGAAAACTTTGTTAATACCAAAGCCAAAATAACTAAAACAAACATCAATCTTCTTGACGAGTCATTCCTTGTCAGTCGGTTTGCCGGGGCTGCACCCGAACAAAAGTTCTTGATTGATGGCACGTTTCCGCTCGGAGTTCCTATTCTGTTTGCCGCTGCTGGTGATGCTGGTAAAGGCATGATGACACTGGACATGGGCATGAAGATAGCGTCAGGCAAGCCAATGACAAGTACGTTTGGCGGTCTGGTCAAAGAGTTCGGAAACGTGGTGATCTTTACTGCTGAAGATGATGAAGCTGAGATGCACAGGAGAGTTGAGCGTCTTGATCCGTTTGAAGAGCGGCATGGCTACAACCATGATCTGAAGATTGTATCGCTTCCGAATGTCGGCGGTGTGTTTGCAATTATGAACGAGTCCAACGGCGAGTTCGGTACAACAGCAGAGTTTGAAAAGATATACGAACAAATCTTGCAAATGAGTAACCTAAAGCTGATTGTGTTCGATCCACTGGCATCTTTTGTCCATGCAGATGTAAATGCTGATCCGGCTGCGGGGGCTGCTTTAACAGGTCTGCTGGCTAGAATGGCAACAGAAACAGGTGCATCTGTACTGGTTTGTCACCACATGACGAAGATCAAGGACAATGCTGTAATTAAAACACCCGAAGAAGCGCGTAATCTAATCAGGGGTACGACTGCTCTTGTTGATGGGGTCAGGTCTTCATTTGCGTTATGGCAGGTTGATGCTCAACGCGGCAAGAAGACTTGTGAGCGGCTAGGTTTACCATACCAGCGTAACAGTTGTTTCGATGGCGCTGTAGTCAAGTCTAACGGACCAGCCAGTAGAAATGTTCGGCATTTTGTACGAGATCCAATGACTGGGCTGCTAAATGATCGCACTGAAGAGATCAAATCACTTAACAGCGGCACAGTTCTTGAGATGAAGCTGGACGCTATGGCTGATTGGATTATCCATTGTGAGCGCGAAGGTGTGGCTCTAACCCATATGAGTGGCAACAACGGAGTTCATAAACGGTCAGAGGACGCTGATGCCCCTGAGATACTGCAAGGCATCGGGAAGCAGACACTAGAAGGATATGTTCGTAGTCTACAACAGGACAATCGAATTGATAAGTTCCAGTTGACGGCTACAGGTGGCAGAGTATGGCTCGGAGCAGTTGATGGGCCTATGAGTCGAGGTGAATATGAAGCGGTAACAGCGAGGGATAATGTCTAATATTGATGATTTGTTTGGGGAATATGCAGATCCGTGGCGCAAAAAGCGGCTAAAAGAGATGTCGGAAAACAAAAAAGCCCCGGAGAAACGGCGCAGCACCGGGCCGAAAGAGAACATTTGTTCGTATTGTGGCAGCAACTGGGCTTGGCACAGCAGCGATGACGGGAAGACTTGGCAATGCAGGGAGCATCAAGAATGAAAAGGGCGGAAGTGCTGGACACAGCAAAGAAGTATGTAACGAAAGACAGAGCAGCAGATCATGGCGCTATGGAGGATAATTTCCGAACAATTGCTCGTTACTGGTCAATTCACCTGGGTATCGAAGTCAGCCCAACAGATGTGGGGGTGTTAATGAGTCTGCTTAAAATTGCTCGTATTAAAAGCAACGTAAGTCACGAAGACAATTACATTGATGGCTGCGGATACCTTGCTTGCGCCGCAGAGTGTGAAAATGATGCAGGATAAAAACCAGACAAATTACATTAATAAAGACTTAACGAATGTATGCGGCGGTTCGCGCAGACGGGCTGATGCCATGCAGGGAATGGATAGAGCCTATAAAGATTATGTTGAGGCAAACAAAGTTGCGTGGGATAAAGCAACACAAGGAATGCCAAAAGATGCGTTTGCCGACAATGTGCCTGATGACATTGATCGACATGGCACAGTCAGGCCAGGACCAACCCATGTGCCGTCCAGAAGCATATTAGAAGATTTCTAAATAACGGCTAATTAACCTTAATTAACCATTATTGATATTTGCTATTGACAAGTATGCAATCACTTCTTATATCTGTTATCAGGCACTATCAATGGAGGGCAATATGGCTAGATCAACAGATTACTTGGAAGTTCAAGCGTTGCTTAATCAAACGATCAACGCTGTGCATAGTCTAGTTACCAGCGATGCCACAGATCAAGAGGTTGAGTTGTTACTTGGCGCGGCAGGTGGATTGCAGGAAGCGCAGTCAATGTTAATTAAAGCAAAATGGTTGAGGTTAGAGCAATGACAGTTAAACGTATTGAAATGGCATTGCACGTTATGGAATTAGCGGCACGGCACAAGATCAGGGTTTCATATCAAAGCCTAGATGAGTCTGAGCCTCGTTATTGGGCAAGACGCAATCCGCGTGAGATACAAATCCGTCCAACCAAAAACACTGGATACTATGTATCTGCCTTGCATGAAATTGGGCATATCGTGGGCAAGCGTCAGGGCGATAATATCACAAGGCTAACGCAGGAATTGTACGCTTGGATCTGGGCAAAGAAGAACGCCTTGGTCTGGACTGATACCGCAGAGCGGATCATGCGTAGAGCGATGGACAGCTATGGCTGGAAGCAACGTCAGAAAGACATATGGGAGAGGGTGTAATGGCTAGTTCATGGGATGGCGTTGAGCGCATGGCTGATGACATGAAAAACCGTAATTTGGTCAAGGAAGAAGACAGTCCTGTTTTGGCGAACATGGTGCAAGCGGCTTTGGCTGAAACAAAGAAGGGCTTTGCCGTATATACTGGCGGCAGTGTCGCTGAAGCTATGAGGCGCAACATGCAAGCTGATATGGCAACGATGCAAAAATTTATGGTGGACAATACGCTTCTGGACGAGATTGTTAAAGCGTCTTTTGTTAAGCCGCAAACATTGCTTGCGATGTTGCATAGGGCTATGCCGTGCTTTGATAGTATGTGGATAGAGTGGGATGAACAAGCGCGTAGGACTTCAAGAAAAAACGCTCATGATAAATATACTCCAGACATGTACATTAAGTTTGGTGACGATGTTAAGGGAAACCGCACTGGTTATCATATCCGCAGGGTAAATGACAAAATTGTTTATGCTAAATATGGCATTACAATACATGAAGGTTCAGAACGCATTGCGGCTTATCCTATGGGATTTGAAATTTCCAATGGAGACAGGATATTTTCTGATAAAGCTGAAATGCTTGAAGCAAATTACAATCAGGAAACTTCTGATATTATTTTCGCGCCTTGGTATTACGCAAAGTATAGCAAAGATCCTGTTCAAAGAGAGTTCTTGGACGAGATTATGTACAAGTGTGGACTTATCCAAACGGCGGCTATGCACTGGTCTATACCAGCACAAAAGTTCAAAATGGGCTGGGAACCAAACGAAATGGCTGAGTT